ATTTATAATACTGCTAACAGTAACTCTGCTATTTGTGTTATTGACTTTGGTGGTACAGTTTCAGCTACTGCTGGTGACTTGACAATTGAGTTCCCAACGGCTGACGCATCTAACGCTATCGTCCGTATCGCTTAAGGAGTAGAACATGGCGTTCTACGACTCTGCAGATGCAATTTATGGTAGTGGTACTTATGGTTCCGCTAGTTATGGAATTGTAGCACCTACTGTTGCAGTAACAGGAGTCAGTGGAACTGCTCTTACTCGTACTCTGCATATCAATGCATTTGAAGTTGATATTACAGAGCCTTTATACGGACCTAACGCTCTCACAGGTTCTATTGGAACACTTGAATTTGCCAATACTGTAACACTCACAGGTGTAGCAGGTACAGCACAAGTAGGCACAGTATCACCGAATGTTGCGGTTAACGTAACTAGTGCAGATATCTTTGCTGTTCTTAACCTTGTAACTGTACATGTAAGCGAAAAACTAGATAGTGTTTCAGCTACTGGTACAATCAATAGTGCAGGCTTAATTATTAGGTCTATCAACCGTGTTCCTGTAACAAGCCCAGCAATGACTGGTTCTGTTACTGCTCCTGAACCACGTGTTGATGAAACTATTACGATAGGTGTACAAGGCACTACAGCACTTGGCTCTATTCAAGTTAATATTATTGAAAAGTTAGCAAGTGTATCTGCAACAGGTAGTATTGGTTCACTAGAACATAGTAATACTGTAACACTTACAGGTGTTGAGGGTGTTGGACAAATTGGTGAGGTCGAAGACCAGCCACTAGAAAGAATAGCAACAGGTGTACAAGCGACAGGTGCGATTGGCACATTGGCGTTTAGTAACGCCTTTACTGTTACAGGCGTACAAGGAACATTTGGTATTGGTAGCGTAACAGCGACAGGTGTAACATTCACATTTGTTGCGGCAGACTACGACAGACGTAGAGTGGCTTATGTACCACGTAACGATACTGCTGCTGAACGTAGAATGGCTGCATAGGAGAATTAAATGTCATTTCGATGGCCTACAAAAGACCCTGATGAAAGTTTAGATTATAGTATTGACTGGTCACGTTTTCTGGATACAGCTACAATCTCATCTGTAACATGGTCTGTACAAACACCTGAAATCGGCAAGACAACTCTTGGCGCAGGTCAAACACTAACTACTGCTTCTTCTAATGATGTAACAGACAGTATTCAAAATATTGCACAGACAAATACCAATACTGTAGCTACAATTAATTTAGGTGGTGGTGTATTGAATCGTGAGTACATTTTTACCTGTAACATAGTGGACAGCACTGCAAGTCAAGCTGAACGTACTGTCAAGTTAAAGATAAGAGAAAACTAATGGCATATAATTATCTAGGACTTGTAAATGAAGTAAATCGAAGGTTGAATGAGACAGAACTTACTTCGTCTAATTTTCCCACTGCATCAGGTTTTTACGCTCATGCTAAAGATGCAATTAATGCTTCTCTTCGCAATATTAATCAATCAGAATTTAATTGGCCTTTTAATCATGTAGAACAAGAAGATACTCTGTCAGCTAACGTGACACGATATGCTTTTCCTGCTGATTGTAAGGTTATTGACTTTGATAGCTTTCGTATCAAAGAAGACTCTACTCTTGGTAATGCTACAACTAAATTGGGTATTATTGCCTATGAAGAATATCTAGAAAAGTATGTAGACCAAGAATATAATTCCAATGGACGACAAGGTGTTCCACAGCTTGTTGCTCATGGCCCTGCCCTTGAATATCTTCTCACTCCCGAACCAAATGCTGCATACAAAGTCGTATACGAATATTATCGTGTACCAGTAGACTTGGAACTATTTGATGATGTTCCTGCTGTACCAGAACGATTTAAGCATGTCATAGTAGATGGTGCTATGCATTATGCTTATCTATTTAGAGGTAATACACAGGATGCATTGGTTGCAAAAGAAAAGTATGAAGAAGGTATTAAGCATATGCGTTCTATGCTTATTAATCGTACTTATTATGTACGTTCATATATGATACCACAAAACACAGGTGGTGGTGGTAGAATGGGTTATGCAAGGTTGCCAGTCTAATGACAGACGCATGGCAAACCTATTCCTTTGAGTTTAAAGGGGGCTTGATTACAAACCTTGCGCCTTATCAGCAAGGTTTTCAAGCACCGGGTTCAGCACGTATACTACGTAACTTTGAACCTTCCATTTTTGGAGGTTATACACGTATTGAAGGTTTTGATAAGTTTGATTCTAATTCTGTATCTAATACTGGTATTATTCGTGGTATTAGTAGATACAATAACCAACTATACGCAGTAAGAGGTGACGACCTATTTAGGTCTAGTGGATCAGGTTGGACACAGATTAGTGACAATGCTACTTATAATAGTGCAGGTGTTACAATAGGTGGGTCAGGCAAGGTAAGATTTCTCAAATACGATTTTGATGGTACAGAGAAATTAATGCTTGTAGATGGTACAGGTAAACCTTTTAGATTTGATGGTACAACTTTTGAGCAACTTTCTTCTTTATCAACAGATACATCTGGCTCAAGTTTTGTAATTAATTTTAAGAACCACATTGTTCTTGGTAACGGAAAAAAGATAATTTTTTCTGCACCTTATGAAGATGATGACTTTACAGTTGCCAATGGTGGTGGTATAATAAATATAGCAGACACTATTACAGGTTTGATTGTTTTCCGTGAACAATTAATTGTATTTAGTGAAAATAGCATTAACGTACTAAACGGAAATAGTGTCTCCGATTTTATACTACAACCAGTTTCTCGTGACTTGGGATGTGTCGCTGAAGATACTATACAGGAAATTGGTGGTGATGTAATATTTCTTGGTCCTGATGGATTGAGACTATTTTCTGCTACAGATAGAATTGGAGACTTTAGTCTTGCTGCTGTATCTAAAACTGTTCAGGTTGAAATACTTGATCTAATTCGCAGTAGTCCAAATGGTTTTTCAAGTACGGTTATACGTGAAAAGAGTCAATATAGAATTTTTGGATATAATTCAAGTTACACCAATGACTCTGCAAAAGGAATTGGTGCTACGCAGTTGCAAGAAGGTATTGCTTTTAATGATATGAGAGGTATTAACGCTTTTGTAACACACAGTGAATATGATGGATTTTCCGAAAATATTTATTTTGCAAATGCTGATGGATATGTGTATCGAATGGAACAAGGCAACACATTTGATGGTACAGATATTCCAGCGACATTCGCTACACCATTTGTTGCTTTAAACGATCCAAATCTTCGTAAGACAATTTATAAAGCAACAACTTACTTGGACGTGAATGGTGACTTTGATCTTGAGTTTTCTCTCAAGTTTGACTTTGACCAACCGGGTTCAATTCAACCAGATTCAGTGTTGTCAAGTGATGCAGCTGCATCTATTACATACGGTTCTGGTATTTATGGTACATCACTATTTGGTGTAAAACAAAAAGCCATATATGATGTACAGACAATAGGTTCAGGATTTACAGTGTCTATAGTATATGAGACAACAGGTGCAAACACAGACGCTGTATTTACAATTGATGCTGCCACGTTGCAGTTTATTACTAACTCTAGGAGATAAATATGGGTACAGGTTATACTCGCAATGACACCGCCAATAACATTGCAGATGGTAACGTAATTAACGCCTCTGATATTGATGGCGAATTTGATGCAGTTCAAGCAGCATTCAATGGAACAACAGGGCATAGTCATGATGGAACAAGTGGCGAGGGTCCGCAGATCGGCACAGGCGGTATTGCTGATTCAGCGGTTACTACAGCAAAAATTAATGATGCTAATGTTACACTTGCCAAGATGGCAGCTAACTCTGTAGATAGTGACCAATATGTAGATGGGTCAATAGACAGAGTACATTTAGCTGCTGATATTATAGATGGAACAAAGATAGCTGATGATTCTATTGATTCTGAACATTACGTGGATGGGTCAATTGACACTGCCCATATAGGCAACTTACAAGTTACAACTGCCAAAATTGCAGCGGATGCCATAGATGGCACAAAAATAGCAGATGACTCCATTGATTCTGAACACTATGTAGATGGTAGTATTGATACTGCTCACATAGCCAACGATGCTGTCACAGGAGATAAACTTGCTAATAACATACAAATAGCAGGTACTCTTGGTGTTACAGGTGAGACTACTCTAACGACACACCTTAACATGGGTGATAATGATATCATTAAGTTAGGTGACAGTGCTGACTTACAAATTTATCACGATGGTTCTAATAGTATCATTGAAGAAAATTCAGGTGCAGGAAGTTTAATTATTAAAGGAACAAACATCTCATTTGAAGATGGTACTGGTGCAGAAACATATGCAACTTTTATTAAAGATGGTGCCGCAACAATTCGGTATGACAATTCAACAAAACTCACCACCACCAACACAGGCATTGACGTAACAGGTGTAATCACAACAGATGGTATGACTACTTCTGCTGACATTAACTTTGGTGATAGTGACAAGGCAATTTTTGGTGCAAGTTCTGACTTGCAGATTTACCATGATGGG